TTCTGATTCTCTCTTCTCTTATACGGCTTGGACAGGAATTCAAACTCTTCCTGGGTCATGCCTCTTCCGTTATCTTCAATAAAGATGAACGGTTCCTTGTAGTAGATCTTAACGAATTTGGTTGGGCTGTCGTTGTACTTAAGGCCGTTCCGAATGAGGTTGTCTACTGCTGTACAAAATAACGCTTCATTTGCTAGAATGGTAGGGAGATTGTCATCTAATATGACTTGATTCTTGTAGGCTGTCAGGCGCAGGTAGTCATTTAGAATGCTCTTGATATTGCATTCCTCCTTGTGCATTTCAGATCCTTCCTTAACAAGGTTGGTGAATTCATACACGCCGCTATATACTTTACGAGCATGGTGTAGCCCGTCTTCTATCAGCTGCAAAGGAGATTTAATCTTCAGCGCTTTAATGTCCTCTTCAGACAGGCGGCGTTTCAAGCTCTTAATGCCGCGTGGTAAATAGGTATTGATACCTGAATGCATGTCGTGCCGGATAATTTTGGCAGCATGTTCGAGGTAGATATTCTTCTGAGACAGTGACTTACTGATGGCAGCTTTGTTCTGTAGAAACTCACGAACCACCCAAAAGAATGGAGGCATAAAAGCAATAACACAGCAATAGCCAAAGGCGGCTAGCTCATAGCTCGGAGGGCATAGCTCAAAGACAATGCACGTCTGAACACCAAAGAAGGTGAACATGATAAGACCAGCAATAGCAAGAGCGTACCGAGAGACTTTTGATATGCCGGTCAGAGCTGGCATTTCTTAAAGCCGATCTTTTCAAAGAACCACTTAGAGGGGCAAAACTTTGTCCAGACGCCGAGTTGAAGCATGGCACATACAAAGAGAACCACACCCCAAGACTGGGCTGCGTATGCGACGATGAGTACTGCTGACATGAGCAGGTACACCATCCTTACAGAAGTCCAATGAAACATTAGTACATAGAAATAAACTCGAAGAATGCAACGCGTAGCCGGTAGCCAAAGCGCTTGTACCAAGACAAGGCTTTGAACTCAGGTGTGTCGAATACTTCGTAGGGGTGCATGACAGGTAGTTATCGGCCCTGTCCCCTGTATTTCTTTTTGTACAGCTTAGATTGCTTGTTGACGGATGTCTTCGTCTTGGCATGTACCCCTGGTCGGGATACTGACGCCTTCTCTAACTTGATTGTTTCTTTGACGCGGGCCATGCGACAAATATAACTAAAAGATTGTAGCTGAGGCGGGATTCGAACCCGCACGGGCAATGCTGCCCAACAGAGTTTAAGTCTGTCATGTCTACCAATTCCATCACTCAGCCAACCAGGTTACCACTCAATAGCAGCGGAACCATGTTGTACTAGGAAGTTATTTGCCTTAGCAAAATGACCGCATCCAAAATACCCAGCCTTGCCTCCTGCATACCCTTCGGCAGCAGGATGCGGGGCTTTCAACACTAGCTGATTGGGCATAGTAAAGAAGCGCTCATACTCTTGTGCAGCTTTACCCCATAGCATAATGACCAAAGGATCAGTGGTGCCACGGTAGTTGAGTGCATTAAGACTTGCAGCAATAAACTTCTCCCATCCCCAACCGTGGTGTGACTTGGCTTTGCCTTTATCTACGGTAAGGATGGTGTTCAACAAGAGGACGCCTTGCTCAGCCCAATGGCTAAGGTTGCCGCCCTCCTTCTTCAGGGGACCAACGCTGCCTTTGATTTCCTTTTGGATATTCCTCAAAGACGGGTTGATCTTGGGACTATCGCCTACATCAAACGCAAGGCCGGTTGCCACACCGTCATGGTATGGGTCTTGGCCGAGGATGAGTACACGGGCATCCAGGAGAGGGGTATCCCTGAAAGCTCTAAAAATATTCTTACGTGCAGGATAAACTGTGCCGTAAGTATAGCAGACCTCAAGCTTTTCCTTGAGATCCTGCATATACTTCGACTTGAACTCAGCATCGAGATGCTTTGCCCAATCAGCTCCTACAACGTGGTCATACGTTGGTAGGATCATCTGGTAACACTAGGTTTTGTACAAGCCCCATCTGAGTCTCCATAGAGTTACCCCAGTTGTTGCGGCTCATGTGAAATGCAATACGGTCGAGTAGTGCTTCGTATTCAAGGACACCCTGACGCAGATAGCTTTCGTCAATCTTGAATGCTTCTGCTGGATACTCTTTGTTGGTTTGCACTGCGACGATGTAGCAATCCGTTACTTGATAGTCCGGGTATGCAGTCTGCAAACACATGCGATACCAAGCTAGCTGCCGGTAGTAGCGATAGATAGCGAGAGTCTCTTCGAAGCGTCCCAAAGGTTTTGCTGTCGTCTTAAGATCGACCAGCGTGATTGTCTTCTCCTTATGATTCATAAGGATGCGGTCAATCTTAGCCTTGATAGGGATTGTAACCTCCATCTCATTCTCAGCTTCCCAAGGCAAGTCAAAGGTAATCTCTGTCTCTGCCATGGCTTCATCGGCATGACCAAACCCATCTTTGCAGATGAGTTGGTCTGCCACTTCATTGAGCTTGATAGACTCGATACAGCCTTGAACGATATGGTAGGTAGCGGGGTCAACAATCTTCTTGCCTTGGGTGCTGTACAGGGCTTTCCAATACATCCCACCCTCACGGACAACTCTATTGATCTTAGTCTGTAGAGTGTACTTCGGGTAAAAGTCTGCAGGAATAACTGCTTCCCACGTCTCAGGAGACAGTGAGTCTAACTCCAGTTCAATAATGCCAGTCTCGTCTACGTTAGCATACAGCCTGTCCCAAAGAGCATCGATAATATCTTGTGTCTTTGGTCCGGGAGTATCTGAAGGTACGATGTCCAGCTTACCAGGCTCGAGCAGCTCTTCGTGAATCAGCGTTCCAATCTCAAAAGATTTGGAGGTGGTTTCATCTAGTTGACCATCGAGAAATTTCCGGAAGAGGCGGGGATTACCCCCGCTCTCCGGATTGATGTACGACAGTGAGCTGTTGCTTACAGCTTTGATATCGAAGTAGTTCATGTAAATAAGCTCAGTTGTGCGTTGGTCATCTCCTTGTACTCCGCGTCAGTAAGATACTGCTCCGTAGTTAGGTTGAACCACATCTTCTCGTTCTCGTCCCATAGAAAGTCGTAGCCAAAGTCTGGACCATCAATCTCCTCGATTTCGTCAAAGATTGTAGGTCGGTACATGGTACGCCCTACAGGGGTACGGTAGTGTTCGAAGTCTTTATAGAACTGAACACCTTCGTAGTTAACGGTATCGTTGAAGTACAACCAAGCATTGACAGTCATACCGTTGTCCAAAGTAATGGGCACCTCTTTGCGAGTGTACCATTCTGGGTGACGTTCCAAATCATCCAGGCGTAGGATGGTCTCATCATCAACAGCGTACACTTCTACTGCAATGTTGTGCCCATCTTGACGAACTTCCGATCCGACATACGGGATGCCTTCACAGACCATAGCGTATTGGTCTACTGTGTTACCAGCTCCAAGAAGACCGGCAGACTGCAGCAGGCCGTGGTTGCCAAAGCCTTTTCGCAAAGTGCCGTACACTGCAACGAGATGAGGTTTGTCTAGCACATTAGGCTTGCTGTAGAATACGCCGTCTCTTTCGTGCCAGTTTCCTACACGATTGACGTACCACTTACCAGCTTTAGATTCACGAGTGTACACGAACCGGCTGTCAGTAAGAGAAAGAATATCCTTCCATGATTGCCACGGAGTCTTACGCAAAGTCTCTGCGACAAAGCGTGTGTCAGACTTTTTGGTATCCCATGTATGAGGAGTTGCTACAGTTCCGTTGTGGAAGAGCCAGTTGTGTTCGTTGACTCGAACTGGGTGAGTATTCTCCAGGTTGGTTTCACCGACTGTAGTCAGGCGAGCGTGGAAAATGTATGGACGCTCAGACTGTAGCCAGTCCTGAGCTTCACGGATGTCCATGGTGCGGTATACGGTTCCGTCGTCTAGCGTTTGGATACCGAATCCGTGAGGGTTGTATGCAAGTGCTTGAGCTGCGATAGAGGGATCAAGCTTCCCGTGTTGCTTCTTGACTATAATCACACACATCGAGAGTGAGTTGTTGAGAGTTAGACTTAACAGTAGGGTTGGGCTGGACAATCATCTGGTTCCGTACCCCGGTTGGAATAAGGCGGTGCACCTTGCTGTAGGTGCTCCATTCAATACGCTGATCTTCGAATGCTTTGGCATACGCACTGGCTAGCATCACTTTCTCTCCGTACTTCTTACCGTACAGGTCGTAGATATGCTTACCGATACCGCCACCTATGTGCATTAGATCCTTGTAGATAGTATCAAACTTGAGGTCTTCATACTTGTCCGTTGTAAACAGAATCTGCAGGAGCTTGATGCGCCACTCCAATTGCTTGAGGTGTTTGATGCCGGCGAAGATGCGTATCTCCATACGCCCTGTACTACCTAGATTGATAGCATTGTATCTATCGTGGTAGTCACCCTTCTTGTAGAAACGAGCATACCCACGGCGCTTGGCACGCTTAGGATACAGAGCATACAGGAGAGGGATAATCTGAGCAGCCTTATCAGTGTACCATTGCTGGTCCTTACCTGATACAGAGATAGTGATGTGTCCACCACAGCGATAGCTTGTGTCAGAGTGGATGAGGTAGTTCAAAACAGGGTTTGACAAATCAGTCAACCACTTGTTAGACTTGAGATTGTATACCGGGCTGATAAGCTCGAACCCATTATGCCCTAGTGAACCGTCACGTTCTGCTCTCCACTTATGAGGTAGCAGGTCTTCACGGTCTCCTTGATACCAGCATGCTACTGCACACCCCTCATGGTCTTCTTTCTCTGCCTCAATACCAAATCGATAAGTCGTATTAGTACCGCAATCCCACAGCGCACTCATGCTGTGGTATCCGTATAGCATACCGCGTGTATAGGGAGCGTCTTCTCTAAGTGCGTTGTACAGCTCCTGTCGGTTTACTTCGGTAGACATGGGTCGTGCCGGTTTTCGAAGTCAGTTACTTCGCGTACAACAGTCTTAACCCAATTGGCGGTCGTCATCCGCCCTGCCATCCAATCGGCTGTAGCTCCTTGGATTTGCATCATGTTTGCGATGGCGTAGTCTTTGTCTTCGCCCTCCATACCACGGTTAATTTCATCGTGGTAGTACTCTTTTAATTTGCCCATTACTGTATGGAATAAAGGTGGGTTGGGTCTGGTACATCCAGACTCAGATTCTCTACAGCCCACTGCCGGATGTTGTCGATGTAGGTCTTGAACTCTTTCGTCGACATATCACGGGTAGACCGCTTAGTGGTTGCAATCACGCGCCCAGTTTCAGGATGATAAATCTCTTTCTTAGCAAAGAGTTCCTTCATCGTTTCGTGGACGAGATCACGTGTTAGGTTCCCGGTCTCACCAGAGACCAAGTCGCCAGCTTGATAGCCAGCTGACTCGAGTTCTTCTCGAATCATATACAATAGAGTACCCCAGTAATATCTGTTCTGAGGATTGCTACGGATACGAACGCTACGGACTATTACCTCGACGTCGTGTCCTTCGAGCTTACGCAGCTCGTTACGGAACTGAAGGTCTTCATGAGGGATTAGTTCTCCCTCAGCAACCTTCGCTGTTACATGAATCATACATAGAAGTACGTGTGCTTCCTTGTGTCTGATGTAATGGTAAAGACGAGCTTACGGTCTTCCTCGTTCTCGACGGGAAAGAACTCCATGCTCGCGGCTTTGCTAACGTACTTGATGTTGTCGTCGGGAATAATCTTCTCCTGGACAATCAAGTCTTGGAACACCTTAAGGTAGATCCACTTGTTATCTAAGTCCCAGTCAGCTTTACCGGGCACATCAAACATGGCACAGCTAATTTGAATTGGATACTTGTCTTTAGGAATCTTCCGAACCTTCCTAAGGTAAGGGCGGAAAGCATCCTTGATTGCGTTGACAATCTTCACGCGCATGACTGGCCGGGTTGAA